ACAAGTGGTAATGCAGAGATTACAGGAACATCAACACTTGGTGCTCTTGATGTCACAAACAACACAACTATCGGTGGGACACTTGGAGTCACAGGTCAGATCACTGGTAACGTAACTGGTTCGTTGACAGGTAATGCAGATACTGCATCATTAGTTGATGTAACTGAGACTGCTGCTACTAACTTAGACTTCTTCCCAACATTTGTTTCTGCAACTTCTGGAAACACTGAGATAAGAACTGACTCTACTAACTTAAAATATAATCCATCTTCTAACAGACTTACTGTTACAAACTTCCGATCAACAACTGACTTTGAAGTTCAAGGTAACTTGACTATTACTGGTGCTATTACTTACGGTCAAGCACAAGTTGGTAGTATTGCAAACCATGATACTGACGCTCTTACTGAGGGATCTACAAATCTATACTTCACTAACGAAAGAGTTGATGACAGAGTTAACGCTCTAATCACAGGTGGCACAGGTATTACTGCTACTTACGATGATGCAGGAAATATCTTAACATTGAGTGCAACTCAGGCAGATATCAACACTGATAATATTACTGAGGGTAGCAGTAATCTATTCACAACTGCTGCTAGAACAAGAACACACTTCACATATGGCACAGGTATTAAACTTACTGCTGCTGATTTAGCAATAGACTTCACAGAGTTTAATACAGATAGCGTTGTAGAAGGATCAACAAATCTATTCATCACTGCTGCTAGAACTCGTGGACATTTGAGTGCTAGTGGTGATCTATCATACAATGCTTCTACTGGTGTATTCTCATACACAATACCAACAACTATTGCATCTCTTTCTAATCATGATACAGCAGATTTAGCAGAGGGTACTAACCTTTACTTTACTAACGCTCGTGCTGATGCAAGGGCAGATGCTAGAATCGCTGCTGCTGACACAGATGATTTATCAGAAGGATCTACTAATCTATACTTCACTAATGCTAGGGCAGACGCTAGAATCGCTGCTGCATCTACAAGTGACCTATCAGAAGGAACCAATCTATACTTCACTAATGCAAGAGCAGATGCAAGAATTGCTGCTGCATCTACAAGCGATCTATCAGAAGGAACTAATCTTTACCACACAACTGCTCGTGCTAGAGCAGCTATCAGTGCAGGAGGAGACTTATCTTATAACTCCTCTACTGGTGTTATGAGTGTCACATTGCCAACAGTATTCTCTGGCAATTACAATGACTTAAGTAACAAACCTTCATTATTCTCTGGTAATTATAACGACCTAAGTAACAAACCAACACTAGGCACTGCTGCTGCGGCTGCTACAGGTGACTTTGCTACTGCTGCACAAGGTGCTCTTGCTGCATCTGCATTGCAGGAAGAAACAATTACATTAACAGAGTTTAAGTCTGTAGTTGCTGCATCCACAGACTTTGCTGACTTCAAGACTAGAGTGGCAGCAATGACATGATAATATTCTCTTTTATCTTATCATTATTTGCTAACCACTTACCAGTGATGTATGTGCAAGTACCTCAGTGGGCAGACGATTGGGCAGTCTGTGCTGTTGATATACCTGACGCTAAGTGTCATTGGTATGTTATGGCTCCTGATAATACTTTTGGTGAAGGATTCTCTTGGGAAGACGCACCTTGGTTTGATGCTAACGGACTGAATGATGTTGCACCAATGCAAAAAGTATCAGTCTTAGAAAAACTACAGAAAAAGTAATGGCAATTCCTACCTCTAAAGCAGAATTAAAAGAATACGCTCTTCGTAGATTGGGTAAACCTGTCTTAGAGGTAAACGTATCTGATGACCAGTGCGACGATGCTATTGATTATGCTTTACAGAAGTTTCAACAGTATCATTACGATGGTGCTGAAAGAGTTTATCTAAAACATAAGATTACACAAGATGTGCTTGACCGTGCTGAGACAAATTATAGCTCTACATCTGACGCAGGAAATGATATATGGCTAGAGTCAAACAAATACATTGAAGTGCCAGAGCATATACTTGCTATCGAAGGTATATTCTCATTTACAGATAAAGGGACATCTAATATATTTGATATTAGATATCAGATGAGATTGAATGACTTGTATGATTTTACATCTACACAGTTTTATCACTACTATATGATTAAACAACATTTAGAAACTATCGATTTTCTATTGGAGGGACAAAAACCAGTTAGATATTCTCAGGTACAAGATAGATTATATCTGGATTTTGATTGGTCAACTGACGCATTGTTAGATACATTTATTGTGATTAAAGCATGGAGGGCACTTGACCCTACAACTTGGACTGAGATTTATAATCAAATGTGGGTTAAGGATTACACTACTGCTAAGATTAAAAAGCAGTGGGGACAAAACTTAACTAAGTTTACTGGTGTGCAAATGCCAGGGGGCGTCACATTAAATGGTGAAATGATTTATAACGACGCAGTTGATGAATTAAAACGACTTGATGAAGAACTTAGAATGGTTTGGGAAACACCACCACTAGATATGATAGGATAATGGCTACTAATTCTTTTTTCACACAAGGCACAACAGGTGAGCAGGATTTAGTCGGTAGTTTAGTTACCGAGCAAATCAAGATGTTTGGTAAAGATGTCTATTATATACCTCGCACTTTAGTTGATAGAGACTCAGTGTTTGAAGAGGATAGTCTATCAGCATTTAATGGTGCATATTTAATAGAAGCATACATTGAAGATGCTACAGGATTTCGTGGCGATGGAGATATGTTTAGTAAGTTTGGTGTAAGAATATCAGACCAAGTTACGTTTATAATTTCAAGAGAAAGATTTACAGCAGCAGTAGATGATAATGCACAATTAATTGTAGAAGGTCGTCCTAATGAGGGTGACCTTATTCATTTGCCTATGGCAAATAAAACATTTGAGATACAATTCGTAGAGCACGAAGTCCCATTCTACCAATTAGGTAAAGTGCATGTATGGGGTTTACGTTGTGAGTTGTTTGAATACAGCGACGAAGACTTCAACACTGGTGTTGCAGAGATTGATGCAGTTGAAGTTAACTTTGCTAATGCAGTCAGTGTCAATGTTGCAGATGGTGGCACAGGAGACTTTGTTGCAGGAGAGATTGTAACAGGTGGTAACTCCAATGTAACTGCTGAGGTTAAGACATGGAATTCTGCTACACGTCAGTTAGTTGTATATAATAGGTCTGGTATCTTTAGTATACCTGAGACTATAACAGGTAACACATCTGGTGCAGCATGGACTTCTGCTACATATAATACACTAAATAATATGAATAGCGAAACAGACCAAAACTTCACACTAGAAACACAGGCCGATGCTATTTTAGATTTCACTGAGAGTAATCCTTTCGGTGACTTTGGAAACTCTGGAGGTACCTTATAATGTTAGGGACGTATTCTTATCATGAAATAATTAAAAAGACTGTTATCGGTTTCGGTACACTTTTTAATAATATTGAAATCCGACGCACTAAAGGTAGCAAAACAGAGGTGATGAAAGTGCCTCTTGCTTATGGTCCTAGACAAAAGTTTCTTACTCGCTTAGCTGCAGTAGGAGATTTAACTACTAAAGACCAAGTGCAGATTACTTTACCTAGATTATCTTTTGAGATACAAGGTATTAGTTATGATGCAACAAGAAAACTTTCACCTACACAATACATCCGCAATACTAAAGCTGCGGGAGACAATGTAAAAAGTTATATGCCAATACCATATAACATTAATTTTGAATTGTCTATCATGGCAAAGAATCAAGATGATTCTCTACAAATACTAGAGCAGATTCTTCCATTCTTTCAACCATCATTTAACATCACAATGAATCTGATTCCAGATTTAGGTGAGAAGAGAGACTATCCAGTCACTCTAACTTCTATTGATTATGAAGATGTTTATGAAGGAGATTACGACACACGTCGTACTCTAGTTTATAATTTGTCATTTATAGCTAAGACATTTCTATACGGTCCTGTGCAAGACGCAGACTCAGAGATTATCAAGAAGGCTATTGTTGATTATAATACAAAAGATAAAACCATGCCTACAAGGGAGGTTAGATATCAGGTTACACCAGACCCATTAACTGCTGACCCTGATGACAACTTTGGTTTTAACGAAATATTCAGTGAGTTTACAGATGCCAAGTCGAGAAACCCAACCACAGGAGTCGACGAGTAAGTTTGATGGTATCGAGGATGCCCTCGATGTTAAGTCAGATATCGTCCCTGTAGAAAAACCAGAAGTAGTAACACCAGTTGATACTGCATCTACAAAAGAGCAATTAAAGAAAGACTATGAGTATACTCGTGGTCATCTATACTCATTGGTTGAAAAGGGTCAAGAAGCGGTAGACGGTATACTTGAGTTGGCACAAGAGTCAGACCAACCTCGTGCGTTTGAGGTTGCAGGACAGTTAATTAAACATGTCGGAGACGTTGCTGACAAACTTGTAGACCTACAGAAGAAGGTCAACGAGA